GCAAACTCCCGCATGGGCGAGAAGTCCAAGCGCGTCGGAGCTTCAGCTTGGACACCCAGCCTGCGAAATCTTTGAAGAGCCATTGATTACCCCTATGGTGCTGTTGCGCCAGGCTGCAACGAGAGCTGACGCTGGATGCCTTGGCCAAGCGTTCCCGCCGCATTTGTTATGCCCGTCAAGAATGCGGCGCGGCCGCCCATTCGATAAATTTGAGCTTGAGCCACAGCGCCCTCTTTTGCCAAGACGGCATTATCAAGCGATGTGCCGTACTCGGCATAAGCCTCTGCTCTGGCAAATTCCTGCATAACCCGCGCGCTGCCGCTGGTTGGATCCACATTGCCGGCACCGGCCACGGCGATCGTTGACGCCAAGAACTCATTGAGGTTCCGCAAGACCATCGCACCTTGCTGCTTGTATGCGATCGCCTGGCTGCGCCCCTGGATCTTGGCTTGCTCAGCTTGGGCATTGTACGCCTGTTGTTGCACTCGGCCCGAGTAGATCGAAGCTGCCGCCGATACTGCTGCTAGTGCCATCTGAACCATTTTAATTCCCCAGGCTTAGGCGATATTCCATCGCAATGAGGTTGAGCTTGAGAGGGTAGGTCTGAGACACAGTGATTTGCCCCTCGTCACTATAACCCAGAAGGCCGTGGATCGTCTTGCGGCCTGTAAACTCAGTGATCGGATTGTTCAAAACAGGAGTACCGAGAGTCTGGAAGGCGATCAGATATCCGTTTATGTTCATGTGCTGGCTGCCTTTCACCAACGCATCCACCTGCATAATCCGCTTCTGCACCCCAAGAGAGCTACCGGTTGGCAAGTTTGGTTCTTGAGGCATGGTCTTGATCTCGACCGCAATATCAATACCGACCTCGTAATCTTCTTCTGCTGAAGGCGAGATCGATACGGTGTAGGGCGCAGATGCCGGCACAGTGCGCTGGGCTTGAACCAGGCCATCAGCGCGCACCCAAATCTGCGTATTGGGCAAGTGATTGACTGCGACTGACGCCGTGGCAGATCCGACCGTTGCATAGAGCGAGCTGTCCAGCAAAGCATCACGATCAAACTTCTCAAGATAGTACTTAGTCGTGGCGTTGATGATGCGCTTGACGATCACATAGACAGTATCGATCTCGGACGCGACGGCGATAAACTCATCGCCCTCATTGATCCCGGTTGTAAACTCAGACGCCGCAATCACGCCTTGGCTAGACAAGATCGAGTAAGCGGTCATCGATCCATCTTCGCCGTTCACGACGTAGAGCGTGTCGGTTTCATCCGTGCTGGTGCCGCGACGAATGGCCAGGTCAACGGGGTTTTTAATCAAGTGCGAACTGAGAACCGAGATCGGCGTAACCTGGTAGCTGGCGGTTCGATCCGTAAATTGGAACGCATTGAGCGATTGCCCGCTGCGCTGCACAAAGATTGAAGCCCCGTTAAGATCCTCGATCGGAACCCCAGCCTTAGCCCCAAGCCGCGTTTGTGGCCGCACGATGAAGGATGAAGGCGTGAGAGGCTGGCCCTCGCCGTTTGAGATGATGAACTCACCGCCCGTAGAAAATATGCGAAGATCCGATTGCGATACAATTCGCGTGATTGCGTTGTATTGATTAGTCGCAATTGTCGCTTCAAGGCCCTCATCGTCCAGGCCAGTGCCGGGATCAAAGTCGAAGTAATTGATTACCCGAGAACCCCAGATAGTATTGGTTCTCTGCTTGGCTCCACCAAAGTAAAGCCGGTTTTGATGGAACGTAGCCGATCGAGGCCAGCCGCGCGTTGCCGACCAGGTAGGCTCATAGCCGTGCTCGCTTTCCCAATCACCAGAAACAATTCCGCTGGTGTCGAAAAACGGAACAACAGTCACCGCCTTCATAACGGTATCGGAAACGTACTCCACATAGCGAACCCGACCAAAACCAGTTTTGACCTGGGCAAATTCTCCAACGGCCGTTTCGGCAAACGGCACAACTTTATATCCGGTCGTGTTGTTCGGCGGCGTCGTCCATGCCGGATAAATCGTGGCCACCTTTGTCGAGGCAACATAATCCTCAACATGCCGCGTTTGCCCGGCACCGGTTCCAGACGTTAGCACGACGAACATGCCGTTGGGCTGATCGTCAGTGGTAAAGCTGCTGGAGCTTTTCAGCGTGATGGTATCACTGGACCCAGCTTGCGCGGTGCCTGTGTCGGTTGTCGCGCTTGATGCCGTAAGGGTAATATTGCCGGAGATCGCGCTGGGCGTAATTGTAAACGTGGGCTCATTCGTCAGAAAGGTGAATGCAAACTTGGGAATGTTGACCAGAGGCAGATCTTCCCAAGTCCAGGACGTGTCGCTGTTGCGAACCAGGCGCTTCGTTACCAGATCTTCATGGCAGAGGATCAAAGTATCGACGGCCTGGGTAAAGTCCAGCTCATCGAGCATAGCGGCCGTTAAGCCGGTCGCGGTGATGTAATCGTTGCCAGATCCATTGATGTTGGTCTGGCGAACGCCTGCCTTGTAGACGTAGATCCTGCCCGCGACAAACACCAAGAGGTAACTGTCCGTTGTCGAGAACTCAAACGGGATCAGCTTGAAGGCAGTGAAGCCGGTGAAGTCGCCGATAAAGCGCAGCCCATCACGCCGGCGCAATCCGCCCTGGGGCTGCACCATAACATTCTTCGCGCGCTCCAGCCCGTTCTGGTATTGCTCCAGATCCGATCGCCCGCGCAGAAGCGGATCGAGCTCACCGCTTGTAAAGTTGGTGGCAAGGCGAACGATCTGCATCAGTCACGCACCTGGATCAGAGAGAAGTCTTCGATTGATTTGGTAAGCTGCCCACGGCTGTCGATGTTGACTGACTCGCGGAACAAGCCGCCCCGCCCATTCTCGCCAGGGGATCCAAACGCGATTGTGCGCAGATAGTCCATCTTCTGCACCTGGTCAGTGATTACAATCGCCAGCTCCGCCGACATAGCAATCCGCAGCAGGCGCACAAAATAAGGCGGCATCGCGGTTTCGACCACCGACTCTTGGTAATCGATATAAACCGTTTCTAGGTTCGTGAAGAGCTGAGACCCGTAGATCTCCCAGCCATAATTGATCGGGCGAGCTGCATCGCTGCTGCTGTCAAAAACCGCAAGAACTCCGGTCAACATGTTGCCGGGAAGTTGGTATGCGTATTTCCATTCATTGATTGGTGCGGTCGCAAGACGCGAAACTTGCGTTTTTCTGACTGACCAAGACCAGGGATAACGGCTGATCAAGGTGTCTCGAAGATCTGGGTAAAGACGCGAGCAAGCAGTTGCTGCCGGCGAGCCTTCGTCAAATGAAGAAATAACACTGGCACCCAGCATTACCAGCGCATCAGAGCAGATTGAGACGTTGGTATCACCAGCGGCCATTTCATTCCCTCACGATGGAGGAGGGGGCGGCCGAAGCCGCCCCGCCCAGATTAGTCCGTGTCCGTCGCGGTGATGGTCAGGCCATCGGTTACGTCCACGACGCCCGAGGCGTTCGAGGCAACGTAAACGATCGAGAGCGCCTGGGTGCCACCGGTCGAAGTGCGGGCGAAGATAATATCGCCCACTGCGAGCGTGTTGGCCAGGGCATCGAAGTAGCCGCTGGTGTTCACGGTAGCAATCGCATCTTCGGTCGAATAGGCGTAGAGCGAAACGCTGTTGCCTTTTTTCGAAGCCGAGATGGTCGAGAAGCCAGTTGCAGAATAAGCCATTATCAGCCCCCCTTATGCTTCGGTGCAGGAGATCTTAACGATCCCCTCATCATCGATTGCAACAGCGCCGGCCGAGAACATCGAAGAGACCAGGAAGCTGGTTTTCTCAGGGATGTAATTGACTTCGGTTTTCTGCGCCATCGATTCGGCATAACCGCAAGCATCCATGTGCCATGCGAAGCAAGTCCGGGTGGACGGCTTCGGCACGCCGCCTTCGTCACGATCACCGATCGTAATAAAGCGGAAGCCCATGAACGTGTCGATCTCACCGCGCACCAGGGCCTTCACAGTTGCGAAGTCGCTGGACGTGGTTTCGGTTTCA